CCGTAAAACTTGAGGGCGGTCAAAACTTCATGTTCTTGAACCCCGGTCAGACATGGGCATCAGGCAACACCGTGGTCAACAGCATGATGCGTCAAGCAGAAAAACTTAGGGCGGCAACTGGCAAAGACCCACTATATGCTCCATTTATGATGGCCCCCGGCGGTATGGACTTCAGCACGATGCCGGGTGACGCGATGCTTGCATTTATTGACAGCACGGCTACCAAAAAACTTAAAAACGAGCTCACACAGAAAATTAGACAAGTTGTGCCTGAGTTCAAAGGGTTCGGCGGCGATTTGTACAACGACTACAAGAAATTGTCTGGCGATCAGAAGAAGAAGGTACAGACGGTATTAGACGCCAACAGAGACAAAACAGGAATAGGATCTGGTAAGGCGCGGGTATCTGTGACTGATCCAGATCAATTGACCGGAAGGGATGGAACGCTGTTAAACATTGGCCAAGTTAATACGGCCGGAACCATCACCCCTTCAGCACATAGAACCTACCCGATGAACTTACCCGGAGAGGGCATAGGCCGGATGGGCAAAGATGATGTTCTTGTCACTCAGTTATTCCCTGAGACCGTAGATCAATCAGGCAAGGTCAGAAAGACGGCAGATATCAACAACCCAACACACAGTGATATCAGAGCGTTTCAGATGCGCCCTGTCGGCGGCGTGATCGACGACAAGATGCTGAGACGTATTTACGGCTCGATGGGCGGCATGAGCATTCTGGGTGCGCTAGGAATGCCAGAGCAGGCACAAGCACAAGAGTCGTATGTACCCGGCGGACTGACAATGCCAAGTGCATCAGATGTTAGAACAGGGTTGCAACAATCACAGGGTTCAGACTCAGATGCTCAGAACATGGTGCTAGAGGCGTTGATGAACTTCATGGCTCCGACAGTCATGGGTGATGCTACAATGGACGCATACAACCGTAGCAGGATTCGATAATGTCGATCACGAATTACACAAACCTGAAGAGCACGATCAGCGACTTCCTGAACCGCGATGATATTGACAGCATCATTCCTGTGTTCATTCAGATGGCAGAGTCACAGATCAATCGTGACGTGCGCCACTGGAAGATGCAGGAACGGGCATCAGGTCAGCAGTCAGCCGGTGACAGGTACATGCAATTCCCTGCCGACTGGAGCGAGACAATCCGCCTTCAGTTGACCGGCGATGGTACATCAGAGGTTGAGCTACTCAGCCTCAGTGGTATGGCAGACAAGCGTCAGGCAGGCGAGGACACAGGCGGCAAGCCGCGGTTCTATGCCCATGTTCGTGGTGAGTTTGAGCTCTACCCGACACCAGATGAAGACACAGACTTCGAACTGTTATACTACGCAAAGGTTCCGGCATTATCCGATTCCAATACAACCAACTGGTTGTTGGAAGAGGCACCGGATGTTTACCTGTACGGCGCATTAGGTCACTCAGCACCATACCTGCAAGAAGATGCACGGTTGGCTGTCTGGGCGCAAATGTATGCGGCGGCAGTACAGAACCTGAACACCGAATCACTATCGGCATCAATGTCAGGATCAGGAATCAGACTCAACATACGAGGACTTGGATAATGTCATTCTCAAACTATTTGGAAACAGAACTTCTCGATCACGTTTTCGCAAACAACGCATACACATCACCATCAGCGGTATATGTGTCACTGCACACTGCTAACCCAGATGAAGATGCGTCAGGCGCAGAAGTATCAGGTGGCGGTTATGTTCGCCAAGCAGGATCGTTCACTGTCTCAGGCAACACTGCGACTACATCAGCGGCTATCGAATACCCAACAGCAACTGCTGACTACGGTACTGTGACTCACGTTGGTATCTGGGACGCAGAATCAGCAGGAAACATGCTTGCATACGCGGCATTGACTGCGAGCAAGACGATCACTTCTGGTGACGTTTTCCGCATCCCAACTGGCGATCTCGACATCACTCTGGACTAATAGATGGCAGGGCGCGGATACGGCATATCTGACTACGGTCAGAGCTTATACGGTGAGACTAAGTATCTTGACGGCATAGCGGCTGTATCTGCTACTGCGTCCAATACATCTGCTTGTGAGCGAATTGCACTAGGCAGTGCGTCTTTATCAGCATCATCATCTGTATCATCGCCAACTGGCGAGTTCATGGTTGATGCGAGTGCAAACACTATTCAGGCCACATCGGCAACTGCGTCTGGGGCTGTCGAAGTGTTTGATGGTTTGGCATCTGGCGGAGGTTCAGCGGCAGGGTCAACTGCTTCTGGTACGCGAGTACGCGAGGTCAGTGCGACATCAACAGCGTCATCAAGCAACTCAGCGAGCTTGCAGTTTATTACCAATGCAGTCGCATCAGGATCAGCATCAGCGACTCCATCAATCAGTTATGAGAGAGTCAGAGAGTTCGCCCCTGAGATCAGTGGAACTTGCACGTTTGATGCGAGCGCAAACTTCACTGTTGTTAATTCAGCAACCGTGACCGCATTGAGCGCGACTGATAACGTGAACTACATTAGAGAGCGCAACACATCAGGACAAACTGTACAGGGCGTTTTAGCATTTGCTTCTGTCGATGGACGCGAGAAGTGGGAACGCTTACCATATACCAGTACAGACTGGTCAGATATTGCCGCATAGGAGTAAATCATGGCTGACGGCTCAACTACTACTTACAGTTTCACACTTCCCGAGGTTGGAGCCTCTGAGGATACATGGGGAACGAAATTAAATGCGAACTGGACGAGTCTGGACGGCTTGCTTGACGGCACAACAGCTATCGCGCCAAATCTCTCAGCACTGAAGATCGGTGGCGTAACAGTCACATCGACTCCTGCTGAGTTGAACGTCCTAGATGGCATCACATCGACTGTGGCCGAGCTAAACATCCTCGATGGTGTAACGGCATCAACTGCTGAATTAAACACGCTAGACGGCATTACAGCGACAACCACAGAGCTTAACTACGTTGACGGTGTAACTTCAGCGATCCAGACGCAGTTGAACGCGAAAGCGGCTCTTACAGGTGCGACATTCACAGGCACAGTAAACGCAAAGCGCGGCATTGGTGCTACTGAGACAGCGTCAAAGAGTGGCACAGTGACTCCAGACATGGATACATACCAGAACTTTGTATGGACGCTCACAGGCAACATCACGCTTGGTAATCCGGGTGACGAGGCAGTCGGTCAGTCTGGCTTCTTTATCTTTATCCACTCAGGTGCGGCTCGCACAGTCTCGCTTTCATCGGATTGGGAGACAGCGGGAGCGGCAGGACTCACATTGTCTGGTGCTTCAGGTGCGGTTGATATCGTCCCATACGTTGTTCAAGCAGGAGGTAATATCCTGTTAGGCGCACCACAGTTAGCGTTTAGCTAAGAGGATCACTGATGTTTGGATCATCACAATGGATGTACTCAAGCGGGGCGGCATCGTTCTTCGATCATCAGATTGATGGGTCATTGCGGTTTGCAAAAGCTGATAGTGCGGCCTTAACAAGAACTCCTTCAAGCACAGGTAATCGTCAGACTTGGACGTTTAGTGCTTGGGTTAAGTTATCAAATTTTGGACATACATCTAACTCATTGTTTCAGCCACATAATGGCGGCAATGAATCTTTGATGAGATTCAACAGTAGTAATAAGTTGCAAATCTACAATGATGGCGGTGGTTCACTTAATCTTCAAACTGTAGCTGTATTTAGAGATGTTTCTGCTTGGTATCACGTTGTTTTCAGAGTTGACACAACTCAAGCAACGGCATCTAACAGGGTTCGTATTTATGTCAATGGTGAACAGCAATCGGTTACTGGTACAAACCCATCTCAAAACGCAAATTTAGAGTGGAATCTTAATTGCTTTCACACAATAGGAAGGGCGGCATACACAACATCTAACGATCAGTATTTTGATGGGTACATGGCGGAAATTAACCATGTAGACGGTCAAAGCCTCGCCCCAACCTCATTCGGTGAAACCAAGTCAGGCGTCTGGATTCCAAAGGCATACTCAGGTAGCTACGGAACCAACGGCTTCCACTTGGAGTTTGCAGGAAACGCCAACGATAGCTCTGGGAACGGTAACAACTGGACTGCGAATAACATCAGCAGTTACGACTATGTGCCTGATAGTCCGACAAATAACTTTGCTACGTTGAATCCAATATGGAGAACAGGCAATACTTCACAGGGATGGTTTTCACGGGTTAGCTCAGTTACAGTAAGTCAAGGAAATCTTCAACAAGTAGGTGTCGGTGGCGATGTGCCATCAGGTATGCCTGCGAATATGGCCGTTCCATCTTCTTCAGGAAAGTATTACTGGGAAATACGCCATGTAGTAGAACCAAGCTCATCAATTTCTTGGTTTGGTGTTGTTGGAGACGATTACAGCACTATACAAACAGCGTCTACCACTTCTGGCCGTGGATTCACTTCTGGTGATATTTCAATGATTGGATTTGATGCAGATAACGGCAGAGTCAAGTTTGGAAAAAATGGAACTTGGTATGATGATCCTGCTGTTTCAACAGATGGTACAGCAACAACAGCTTCAGTAACGTATCTTCCTTTTGGCGCAGGAAACTCAGGTGGCTCTGCTCACAATATGGTTTTCAATTTTGGTCAGGACTCTACTTTTGTTGGTGGCACCACAGCAGGAGGCAACTCAGACGCTAACGGCTTTGGTGACTTCAAGTACACACCGCCCACAGGCTATCTCGCACTCAGCACAGCCAACCTTCCGGTAGCAGAAGCGGTAGACCCTGCGGAGGACAACAGCCCACAGGATTACTTTGGGACGGTGTTGTATACGGGTAATGCATCGACTCGGAGCATTACAGGTGTTGGATTTCAGCCGGACCTTGTATGGGGCAAAAAGCGAGTGGATGCCGATGGGTTTCATTCATTATTTGATGTCGTTCGTGGGCCGCAGAAGGTTATTTTCACCAACTCTACGAATGCAGAAGCCACAGAAACATTGTCTTTAACATCGTTTGATAGTGATGGTTGGACAATGGGAAGTTGGGGTGGACTTAACGAAAACACAAAGGCTTATGTCGTCTGGAACTGGAAAGCCAACGGCTCTGGTGTTAGCAACAGTGAAGGTTCTGATACAGTTACGTTGAGCGCAAGTCCAGAATCAGGATTTAGTATTGTTACCTCTGGTTCTACGATTGGAAACTTTGGTCACGGACTAGATCAAGCACCAGAAATGATTATTACAAAAAGCAGAAATAGCACAGGCAACTGGCATACTTGGCATAAAGATTTGGGAACTGGAACAAGTCAGAAATATATATATATAAACTCAAATAACGGGGCGGCAGGTCCTGACAACTATGAATACGTTGCTGTTAATGACACTACGGTAACACTTCAAGGCTCTAGCGCATTTAACAATCCAATCGTTTATATGTTCCACAGCGTTGAAGGCTTTAGCAAGGTCGGGTCGTACACTGGAAATGGATCGACAGATGGTGCGTTTGTGTACACAGGATTTTCTCCGGCAATGGTGATTCTAAAAAGATACGACTCTTCTGGAAACTGGTACATTTTTGATACTGCGAGAGGGGAAGATAACTATCTAACACCGCACACAAGTGGGTCAGAAGGTACCTTTGATTATTGGGACATTGTATCCAATGGCTTTAAGTTAAGATGGGGTGGTAGTTCTGAAAACGCTAATGGCGGGAAATATATGTACATCGCCTTCGCCGAAAACCCATTCAAATACGCCAACGCTCGATAGGAGAGACTGACATGGCATGGAAATATAATGACCGTATCATCCGAGTTGGGCGGTCTTGGACTGACGACAACGGGATTACACACCCACGTAACTGGGCGATCTGGGCGAACGATGAAAAGACAGCGGCAGGGCTTGTCTGGGAAGATGATCCTGCTCCATTCGATTCACGTTTTTATTGGTCAGCAGGAGTCGAGAAGGCCATCAATGACGTTGATGCAGTGGATGAAGAAGGCAATCCTGTACTGGACGAGAAAGGCGAGCAAGTAGTTACTCGTGGCCTGAAGTGGAATGCAATTCAGACTGTGAAGGCTCAGGCGGCAGGTCTGCTGTCTGCTACGGATTGGTATGTAGTTCGTAAGAGCGAGACAGGTGCAGAGATTCCTGCTGATGTCCTGACATACCGTGAAGCGGTGCGTACAGCGTCAAACACCATTGAAGCGGCGATCACTGCCTGTGACACACACGATGCGTTTATGGCTCTGTATGACACGCCAGTGGATGCCGATGGAAACCCTACGGGTAGCGCACCGATCAATGACTGGCCAGAAGCGTTATAATAGAGCATCACTAATCACTGGAGCGCGTAATGCCACTGATCCCGCTAGATATACCGCCCGGAGTTTATCAGGTAGGCACTGACTTTGAGGGCTCTAACCGGTGGCGTGACGCCAGTCTAATCCGGTGGCACCAAGGCTCAATGCGCCCCGTGGGCGGTTGGCGTGAAAAGGCAGATGCATCATCGTTGATCACTTCCGCTCCACGTGCTATGCACATCTGGATCGATAACTCTCAGGTTGCAAACTCAGTCATCGCGTCTGCCAACGAACTTGTGTTTGTAAACTCTGGTGGCGTGGCTACTGACATCACCCCGACTGGATTCACCACGGGCCAAGAAGACGCTGAGGCTAACTATGCCTACGGCGGATCATTTTTTGGTCTTGGCCTGTTCGGTGTTCGTCGTGAAGGGTCATCACAGTTTCAAGAGGCCGACACGTGGTCACTAGACAACTATGGTGAGTACCTAGTCGCATGCGCCACATCTGACGGTAAGTTGTACGAATGGCAACTAGATACCGGAGTAGAGCCCGCACAGATATCCAATAGCCCTACATCGTGTAAGGGGCTAGTGGTTACTGAGGAGCGATTTATCTTTGCGTTGCAGGCAGGTGGTAACCCACGAAAGGTTGCTTGGTGTGACCGCGAGGACAACACACTTTGGACGCCCACGGCTACGAACGAGGCCGGTGACATAGAGCTCCAGACGAATGGCGAGATCATGTGTGCGGCGCGTATGCGTGGCAGGACCATCATTCTGACCAACACAGACGCCCACATTGCCACGTATCAGGGGCCTCCATACGTGTACGGCTTTGAGCGTGTCGGAACCGCCTGTGGGGCCGTATCGCGTAAATCACTGGTCGCTGTGGACGAGGGTGCATTCTGGATGGGCCGTGAAGCCTTCTACATGTTTGATGGATCTACTGCCAAGCAAATGGCCTGTGATGTACAGGACTACATATTTGACAACCTAAACTCAAATCAGAACAGCAAGGTCCACGCAGTCCACAACAGCGAGTATGGTGAGATCTGGTGGTTTTACCCATCTGACGGTAGCACCGAATGCGACAGCTACGTGTCCTATGACTACCTTGAGAATCACTGGGAGATCGGACAGATCGACAGGACCACTGGCGCAGACCAAGGTGTGTTTGTTCGTCCACAGTGGGTTGATCCTACCGGCGTTGTTTACGAGCACGAGATCCAAGGGATTGGCCATGGTGGCTCTACACCGTTTGCGGAATCAGGTCCAATTAGCTTGGGTAATGGCGATAACGTCATGAAAGTAAACGAATTGATTCCTGACGAAGAGACTCAGGGCGGTGTGCAGATCAAGTTCAAGACACGGTTCTATCCGAATGACACTGAGCGTGAGCACGGGCCATTCCAGACATCGAACCCGACTAGCCTACGGTTTACCGGCAGACAGGTCAGGTTACGTGTCGAGGCAACAGGCAACGATGACTTCCGCGTGGGTATTATGCGGATCAATGCGACACCGGGTGGTAGGCGGTGAGTAGTCCATACCTACCGCCTCCCCCACAAGGCCCACAGTGGAACCAATGGGGCGAACGACTCAATGCTTGGCTAGTACGCACCAAGGACCGGCTGAGATACCTCACAGCAAACGACACGGCGTCTGATAACGGGATCCTGATGTATGACGAGGTGGATGGTTACCCAGTTGTATCCAAGAACGGCGAGTGGCGACAGATTGTACTGGCTGATGGTAATGGGTTCTTGTACAACAATGCGGACATTACGGCATCGGCAACTGACACGGCAGAGGCCATTGAGTTCACGATTGGCACCGGTTCCGGTCTAACACTTGGGACCTCTCCTAACGAGTCACGCATATACTTTGACGAGGGTGGAACATACTTCCTGACGTTTACTGCACAGATCCAGTCAACAAGTTCATCTGACTTAACTTACTACTTCTGGCCTCGCATCAACGGTGCAGATGTTGCACTGGGCGCAACACGCGCCACGTTACACTCCAATGGTTCAACAAAGCCTGTGACCAAGGGCGCAGTATTTGATGTGAATGATAACGACTACCTTGAGGCCATGTGGGCAATATCTGATCACACCAAGGGATCCCTGAATGCGTTTGCCGCGACAGCGTTTTCACCTGCAACACCATCGGTTACATTGTCGGTGGTAAGAATCAGTGGATAGTGCAATGAAGATGGAAGAATTACCCCCAGTAGTGCAGGAATTGATGCGGTGTCGAGACTGGATCGAAGGTGCGTTACAATATAGCGGTGGGACACATACATTTCAGGATGTATTTGAAGCAGTTACTGAGGGCCGGATGCAGTTGTGGTCAGGCCCCGACTCATGTGCGGTCACAGAGATTGTAGTGTATCCTAGCAAGAAAGTTTTACATGTCTTCTTGGCCGGTGGGCGGATGGAAGGCATCACCGACATGCAGTTGTCGGCTGAGGAGTGGGCCAAGACCCAAGGCTGTTCAGCCATGACAATTGCAGGCAGAAAAGGTTGGTCTCGCGTCTTAGCGGATCATGGTTACAAAGAACAGTTCGTGACTTTGGCGAAGGAGATTTAGATGAGCGGCGGAAAGGGCGGCAGTAGTACATCTGTACAAGAGATTCCAGACTGGATGAAGGAGCCTGCCAAGCGCAACATCGCACGTGCAGAGCAAGCACAGCAGATCGGATATCAACCATACTATGGCTT